GCTTTTCCTGCTGTATAATCAGCACTAATATCTAATCCATTTGTTCCATTTACAGGATTAGCACTTTTAATCCAAGCATCATCATTTTTTCTAAAGTAGGCTCTTTTGTTAGTCATATCTACAGCAAGACACATAATATCACCCATTGAAAAAGAAACTCCTAAATCACTTGTTGAATAACCAGAAATAACTGCATCATTAGTTCTAACTTCTAAATTTCCATTTTGACAATAAAAAGCATAACCACCATCTAATGCACTCTCTGCTATATGACCAGTATTGGTAGCAAATGCTTCGTCAGATATAAAACCTAATTTAAAATAACCACTACCTGTTCCAATAGTTGTAAGTTTATATTCATAATACCATTTACCTGTACTAGCACCCATTGTTGAACTACCCATTGTCCAATTATTTGCTGAACCTGTTGTTGTATTATTTCCATTACTATAATTTAAGTTGCCACTATATCTAGCCAAAGGATTAGCTGTACAATAAACATTTGATGGTGTATCAAGTGCCTGTCTGCCATTACCATTAACTGTGAATGTATTTGAGTTACCAGAACTATCTGTACCTAATGTTACCAGAGTTTTCAAATTTTAACCATGAAAACCATTAGTACCCCAAGTAACACCAGATGGTTGATTTAAATTTCCAAATACCAGATGTAGAATCTGTTTCACCAAATACAGTTGGTGCTACAACACTTGACCATCTACAGATTGCAGCATGACTAATGTAACCATCATAATAATCCCCATTATAGTTACCAGCTCTACCTACTGTGGTAATTTGTGCACTAGTGTATATTCCAGTATTCTATCATGCATTTTGAGCATGGCATAAGTTACATGTAGCAAATGCTTGTTTCTTGCACACTCCATTTACCCATAGTTTAACTCTATCACTTGCTGTAGCTTGTGTTGTGTCAACTTGAATAACCAATATGGTACCAAGCATTACAACATCTCTAAAAAGTCTATTTGGTGTATCTACTTCATAATTACTTGAGTCTTGCATAATAATTCTTAGTTGGTCTGAATGAATGTAAATTTAACTGATGAATTAACCATATATCATAACTTCCTGTATTAGACATTGTCCGAATATACCATGTTCTCCTGAACCTAACTTACCTTCTTTTAACCCAAGCAGACTAAGAGTAAAAGTTTTTCTATTAGTCCTGTTGACTGATGATACTGTTCTGTTTTAAGTAGCTGTTTGCCATAATATTATCTTAGTTGAAACTGTCATAGAGTTGTTAGCTCCTAAATGTGATTGTTAAACTAAATGCTCTATCTGCTGTTTGACCTTCAGCGTCTGTAGCACTTATTGTAAAATTGTAAGTTGTATCAGCAGAAGCGCCTGATTCTGTACCTGTTAGTGTACTAGATCCTGATCCACTGTTCAATGTAATTCCACCAGGTAATGCTCCTGATTGTACAGTCATCCCTGTAGAATTTGTTGCTGTTAATGTAATTGTTGAAATAGTTGATCCACCTGCAAATGTACCTAGTGTACCTGCTGCAGTTTGCCATGCGGGTGCGTCTGATACTGTTAGTATAGCTCCAGTTTGAACTGCGTTCCCATCTGGATTCTCTACATATAATTTGTAACTTGCGTCAACTGAAATAGTAAATTTTGCTGTAATACTTGTAGCTGAAGTAAATGTAACTTCATCCGCTACAAATTGTGCACCGGTAGTTGAGTTGATTGCTGTAACCAATGGAACCGATACAAAATTAGTTCCTGTAATAACAACTGCTGTTTGAGTATTTTCAATTGCTGAAGGACTGATACCTGATACTGTTGGTCTTGTCTCAGTTGTAACTAAAGTAATAGATCCACCTAAGCGCTACCGCAGTGACCATTGATTGTAATTTGTCCTGAACCTAGTAAGAGCAGCGTTTGCAATGTTCTGTGTACCAGTGAATGTTGCACCACTAGGTACAGTTATAGTATCTCCACTATCTCCTAGCTGTACACCGTTGTCCCGGACCTTGGACTAATTTTATTTACTTTTACTTCGCTCATATTATCTCGCTGTCGCTGGGTTATCTCCAATTAAAGGTTCTTCTGCAAATGCCATGTAGATGTATGTATGACCACTTCGTTCCAGTACTAGAGACTCTCTTATTTTAAAACCATTTGAAACTATCGTCAAATCTACCAGCATATCTTCAGCAGCACTTAAATTTGGATTAATAACTTTCATTGCTAGGTTAATCCTAACTCTTTTATTATCATGCATTGATCCAATTTTGTGCATTAGTTCTTTTAATTATTAAAAAAGCAGGTTTAAATCCTGTATAAACAAATGTTCCATCAGCATTACCATTTCCTTGACATAGGAACCAAATTTTGAGTAGCCTTTTTTTTCTTTGCAAAGCAGTAGGCAATTATGTTTTGCTGCACTATTTTTATTAACTCCATCACCACTACAACTATAGAAAAAACAGAAGAAGTTGGAGCTGTATTATTCCAAGTATTAACTGTAGATGTTACTACTGCATCATTAGTGCTAAATTTAATAATAAATATTTATTACTTCCTAAACTTGCATGATAAACATACCAATATGTTCTGCCAACCACTAAACTGAAGATATCTAAATTTTTTAAGATAATTATCATTTTAGGAGCTGCACCTAAGTCCATGACCAATTGTTGCATGGCGAACTTGCATGTACCTGTCCATTTAACAATACTAAAACCACTTGTAGTATTAACTGAAGTAGCTAGTAGAGTTTATAGAACCATGCTGTATTAGCTGAACCTGCACCATTTGCTTTCCAGTTCCATGATGCGTAAGTAGTTCCACTATCTATTCATTTGCATTGTGTATCTATTTCCTAATAGTAAATCCATCACTATCCAAATGTAGTTTAAACCTTCAGCATATTTGTAGCTTCAGCAGCCAGTAGTAAATCAGTTTCTAATACCTTTTAGTTGCACCTCTAACTAGCATCAAATAAAAAATGATATTCACTTTCACTTCTTGCTTTTAACCAAACTAAATCTGGTTGAAATCCTACACCTGTTTGTGCATGACTACTATTACCATTACCTGTCCAAAGTTTATTATTAAAATAAACAGAAGGTTTTTTAATTGTAGTATAAGCCATTATGAGTTTAATCCTTTTGTTGATAGAGCAGTATACCCTGTTGGAACGTCATATTCAAATATTCCATTACCACTAGCATTGGTCCCTGCTGAAGTTACTGCTGTTGTTCCAAAATATCCGTTACCGAAGTTAAATGAAGCTGTGTCACTAGCATTATCCCTACCACCACAAAAAGTCATTGTAAGACCACTTGTAATACTAATTGCACCTGTGCCAGTAGAACCAGATGTTGGTACTCCACTATTTTGCCATACACCATTTTTAGAAAAATATAATTTATTATTATCCATATCTAAAGCTATTCCCATAATATCATTATCTGAAAAAGCACTGCTATAAGAACTAGATGACGAATTATTATAAAGGTTGCCATCTCCTGTGTAAATACCCCAACCAACAGCACTATGTCCAACATAGTTTGTAGTTGGTGCTTGACCTATATCTAAAACTCCAATCATATTTTCACTAGCATCTACAATTTTACATTCTGCATACCATTTACCAGAATTTACAGCTAGGGTTCCTTTTACTACTGTACCTGCACTTGCTCCTGCATATGTAGTATTACCATTAGATAATCCTCTTGAAGTATCTAAAGTATTTAACACATTAAAAACATTTGAAGGTGTGTCTTTAGCCTGAGTGATTGTACCACTTGTTGTAAAGTTATTTGAATTACCTGATGAATCTAGGCCCATGTTTCCGGAGTTATCCATCTTTAAAAAGAAACCATTTGTACCATATGTAACTGAAGGTGAAGGTTTTGGAATCCATACACCATTTGAATCTGATTGACCGAATGAAGTTGGTGTTAAAGCTGTGCCATCTACAAAATTTACATGAGTCATTAAACCATCAAAATAACTTCCACCAATATCATCATTACCTATTGTAATTGTTTTTGAGTTTTCATTTATGTTTGGAATAGTACTACTATAAGGATAAGTTGATACAGAAAAAGATGTTTCTTGTACTCCATTTACATATATTTTTAATCTATTTGTATTAGTTCCTTGTGTATTATCACCAACTATAAGCATATGATACCAACCATTAGAATCTCTAAATTTTCTATTAGTTTTAACTTGAGTTCTAATATTTCCACCATCTACTTGATAAACTTCAAAAAAATCATCATCTTTAAATTGTAGTTTCATTCTATTATTAGAATCTGTATATTCAGCCATTAATACTTTATCACCAGAAGTAGATATTGCTGACCTTTTAACCCAAGCACTAAATGTAAATATTTTTTTGCTCTGTTGATGTTCCATTGGTTCTTGTTAAATATGCTGAAGCCATAACTAGTTAAATTGTCCTGAATTAGTAATACCAACTTCTGACGTTAGAGTAAAGGCTTGATCCGCCGTTTGCCCTTCTGCATCTGTTGCTCGAACAGTAAAACTGTATGCAGTTTCACTTGAGATAGTTGGCATTGTTCCTGATAGTACTGCTCTGTAAGTAGTACCACTAGGGTTAGTTGTAGATCCGATTGTTACACCTCCAGGTAATGCTCCTGCAACAAACTGTCGTTGCAATAGTTGTAGCACTATCTCCAACGACATCTAAATTATAAGATACAGAAGCTCCTGATTCTGTATTTGCTAAACTTGTTGTAGTCCATACTGGACCATCTGAAATGACTAAATCTGTACCACTTCTAACTGCCCTAGTGTTAAAGTTGTTCCTGATTGTTGTGTTATTGCATCTACTTCTATTTTACTCATTATACTACTACTACCGTTCCTGTTATTGTTTGTGTACCAGTTATTGTAACTGGTCCTGCTAATACTCCTGAAGCAACTGTTTGAGTTTCGTCAAGTGTTGTTGCATGTGTTACAACATAACCTGTGGCTGTCATAGATGGTGACATTGATCTCGATGCTGGTAGTGTACAGAAAACATTTTTAGTACCTGCAGAAAAGTTTACTGCACTATCAGAATTTGATGATGAGATAATTGTTGTTCTTGATAAAGTATCAGGTGAAGCATCGGTTACTGTACCAATACCTACCTCAAACTCACCAGCTGAATTTTTTCAATTGCATAGTAAGTTGTATTACCAGTTCCAATTCCTGAAACAAAACTTTCATAACCAGTTTCTGCACCAGCTAAACTAAAAGTTCCTGTTCCAGTAGTTGTACTTGTTTCTTTAACTCTATCGTTAACTATTAAAGCCATTACTACTCCAAAATTTTATTACGCGTCGCCAAGTCTAATGATTGCACTAGATGAGTTAGCAGTTGGAAACTGAACAACGAAATCACCGTTAGTTGCAGTTTTTGTTCCGCCAAAGTCTAAAACTAATACAGCTTCATTACTTGTACCTTTATAAATCAGTGCTCCTACTGCTGATAACGTTACAGAACTAAAAGTAGAATCTGCAAAGTCAACATATGCAATGTTACTTGATACTGCTACACCATTATTAGTTAAAGTATTTCCACCTGCAGTATAGTTTGTACCAGATGAAGAAACTTCATTAGTAGTTGTATAAGCTGTTGTTGAAGTACTAAAACCACCTATAGATGTATAAAGCGCTAGTTTAAAAGTTGATCCACCAGATGAATCAAAATCAAACACGCCACCAAGTAGGTCTGTTTTAAAAGAGTCAGGTACTATATTTGCCATTTTTTATCTCCTTAGTATTATGATGGTGATTCAGATTTTAAAGGAGTACGAATAGCGCCATCTTGCCATTCATCTCTACGTCTTCGACCTTGTTGTTCGATCGCATACGATTGTAAAGCTCTTTTAAAAGATCCTTCGTAGTATTGTAACATATCTGCAGGACCTTTCAAGTATCCATATGCTTCTACCAGACATCCATACAAAAGTAAATCCTGATATTTATTACTTGTGTAAGTTCCATTGTAGCTGCTGGAGCTGCTGTAGGTTGTGTTATTGAATCCGGTTGTTTTGTATAAGCTAAAGTAATTTCAAAAGTAGCATTTGGTGTAGGTGCTACTACCCAAAAATTAGCATCCCAATTACCATAATACTTTGGTAATCCAGAAGCTGTTCCTGGAGTATTATAATATTCAGCCATAAAACTAGTATCTCTTTTTTCTAAAAATACTTGATTACCAGATCCATCTTTTAATTGAACATATCTAATAAATCTTAAATCAGATGGTATAGTTACATATCTATTTCCAGAAACTAAGTTTGATGTAGCATAAAATCTATTATCATCAGAATCTGCATCTCTATAAATTCTGTTTTCAGCATTTTTAATTATTGTTGTTAAAATAGTATTAGATAATACAGAGTCATCTACTTCTGTATAGTTTCTAATATCATCTTGTAAATTTGCTAAAGTGTAAGCCATTATGGTGTTAGAGTAACTGGTCCTGCAGTTACAAACATTCCTCCTGATTTTTCCGTTACAGTTGCATTACTTCCACAATCAAAACTATAACTATTTGTATCAATAACTGTTATACTAAATCCTGAAGCTATTTTCAAATAAAGAATACACCAGGCCTCCGGGGCTTCCATCTACATTTCTAAATACAACAGTATCACTTGTTGATCTTCCATGAGCAGGTTCTGTTACAGTTACAGTAGAAGATCCTGAAGTTAGACTTAAAGGATTTCCAGGTAATAAATTTTCTGTAGCAGGTTCAGTTCTTGCAGGTCTTGCATTTGATAAACCTTGAGGATCACCTGTAAATCTTGTTGGTTGAATCTGTGGTTGTTTAGGTTCAAATTCTGAATTGTGTACAAAACTTCCATTCCATTCAGTTACCATTTCATTATAAGGAAATGCCATACCTGATCTATCAGATATTGCTTGTGCATATTTTCCTCTAGATAGACTTTGCCATTAACGACTCCGGATAATAAGTTTTAGGTGTAATAAAAGAACTTGATGAAGAACCATCTTCTTGTAAAGCTCTTTGTAATTCATCTTCATATAACATTTTTAACATTTGAATTTTTTCTGGTGCATATTTAACTGCTAAATAATATGCAAGTCCAGCTACCATACAAGGTACAAATCTATAAGGTACATCTGCATCATTAGTATAGTCTCCGGCATCTTGAATTCTTTTTACATAATAATAATTAAAAAATTTACCAGCTTGATCAGTTCCTGGAGTTAAATATAAAGTAACTGTTATTTTATCTATAAATCTTTGAACAAAATATTGTGTAGGTTGACCTGTAGAAGTTTTATTTGATAATGCTTGATAAGTTGATCTATTTATTTTTGTAAGAGGTGTATCTACATTAGAATTTCTAAAACTTGCTTCTAAAATATCATCAACACCATAAACAGCTGTTGCACTTGATGTACCATCAGCTGTTGATCTAAACATTGTATATGTTGCTTGATTATTAACTAATGTAATTGAATTGTTTGCAACTTCCCAATAATGCAAACCTCTATTAGCCCATTCTTGAAACATTATATTTAAAGAACGTCTTGCACCTTTTAATTGATAACCTGAAACACCTTGTATTCCAATTCTTTCATAAGACTCTTCTACAATATCTGCAATAGAAAAACCTTTTTCAAAAATTGTAGTTCCAGAGGTAGTGTTAGCCATTTAGCCTCCTAGCCAGTATATCCGATAGTAACAGATCCTGTTCCAGTTACATCTGCATAGATAGTATTTTCAAATCTAATTCCGTTTCCAGGTATATAAGATCTAATCCTTCACTTCCAAAAGTAGATTCAAATACTAATGCTCCAGATGCAGTTGCTGCATCATAAAGTTTTATATTTGTAACTCCTGTAGCTTGAATGTATGTAACTCTAGAGGTAATATTAGTAGATCCTCCTGAAGCAGTTTTTACCTGTCCGTCAGCTGTAAGTGTTGTAAATTTTTGGTCTGATGACATATTATTTTCTCCTTAAAATTAATTTTATGTGGACCCGAAGGTCCACACTAATTATTTATTATGCTTTGTTAGCAAATACACCTTGCACATCAACAACTGTCCAATGAGCTGTTGAGTTCAAAGATGCACATACTATAAAGTCACCAACTTTTGATGTAGATTTTGTATTAATAATATCTTTATCATCTGTTAAAGATCCAGCGTACAAAATACCATCATTAGCATTTGGACTAATAGTTAATGTATTAGCTCCATCTTGACCTGTATTTACAAAAGTATTTTCCTTCGTACCGGTCCTGAAAATGTAGTATTTGCCATGATTATTCTCCTAGTTTATTCTACATAGTCTCTAGGCCGTCGACTATACTGCGTCTATGCAGAATATTAATTTATGTATAGTGAGTTTTTTATATACTAGTTTTGAGTAGAGTGCAAGAAGTCCTACAGTGTGGAGTGGAATTTTTCCAACGATGTAGCTTTTGATTAAGTAGCTACTGAAACTTCAGGAGCAGAACCTTCAACAGTGTTCTGTAAGTGAGCAATTCTAGCTTCTTCAAGCTTGATGTCTGTGATGATCTTGTTTGACTTTATCGTCAATTCTAACCATCTCAAGAGTGTATCTATCGTTAGAGAGATGCTCCTGTTCCCACTTCAACTCCAAGGACCTTTTTTGTTTGTATAGGTCTTGTATCATCTATAACCTCCTCATAGGTTATTCTGTATTTATCGGAAGCAAATACTTTAGCTCCGATATGTTCCCATTTTATAACATTTTCTCCTAGTTTGTCAACTATGGCTTGTTCAAGGGAAATAGCATTATCTTCTGATAACACTTCAAATTTTGCGTAATGATCGTAGGCATTTATTGTAACTGTAAATTTTTTCATGAAATTCCTTTCTACTTTCATAATGAGGCGGAACTGTGTCCGCCTCAAAATTTCTAATTATTATGCACCTGGTGATGCAAAAATACCTCTATAGTCAGATACACCAAATGAGTATCTTTCTCTAGCTTTGTATCTTACGTTACCAGTGTCAAAGTCACCTTCCATTGCAGTTTTAATAGCTGCTCTGTCAAAGTACTTCATACCATTAGGCACGTCAGTGATAATGTAGAATGCATCTGGATCAGTTAAGAAATTGTTCACTCTATAACCTTGAGGAACCATTCCCATTGACGCGATTGCGTTGATGTCATTATCAGCAGTACCAACTCTACCTTGAGACTTCATAAGTCTCTCAGCAGTGAACTGAAGTTCAGAAGGGATAATCATTTTAACACCTCTTGCAGCAATTTTTAGACCTCTTTCGTCTGTCATTGCAGCAATGTCAATTAATGATTGCTCTAGTGAAGTTTCGTTCAAGTCGAAGCCGTTGCTAATGTGTTTGATACAGTTCCACTTACAGTTGGGTGGTTAGTTGCAAATAATGCAGAACCATCACCTGAAGTGAATGTACCGAAACCATTAATTAAAGGTTTACCGCTTTAACTTGTTTAGTGTTCGCCATAGATCTAGCTAATGCTTTTGTATATCTACTAGCAAGTCTGTCATACAAGTTATCCTCAATAGCTTCTTCAGTAATTGCAAAAGCAAGAGCCACAGTTTCATGTGTGTATCTTGCAGTGAAAGTTTCTTGAGCATTGTCAAAAACAACTCCACTTCCTTCTGCTTTAGTCTGAGCTTGAGCAAAACCTGATAACATAACTTCTTCTTCAAACGCTCTGTCTGAAGATTCAGTAGTGTATATTTCAGCATGCTGATTCTCGTAACGTTTATATTCCAGTCCGAATAGTGCATTCAAACCTGGTTCTAGTTCTTTAACTAGTTGTCCTCTATATCGCCATTTATACTCCTTACCGTACCTTTTAAGAAGTGCTCGTTAATCATAACAACCAAATTAACATTAGCAGAACCTACTGTCATTATTTGGATCTTTTGATATCCCAATATCTCTTAGTTGAGCAGTAGTGTTTAGATCAGAATGATCTAATCTACTTTTGAAATGTAGTCTGGTGAAGACCTGCTGCGTATACAATATCAGCATTTTACCGACGTTGCTGCTGCAGTTGCACCGCATCTGATTGTATTTCAAACCTTTCGTAAGGGTCGTCAGAAACGAATCCAACGATATCTGTTGCAGTGTTACTTGCATTCAGATGGTTCGCCCATGTTGGTTTGCTTGTTGAAGCGTCAGTATAGAAAACACCATTTAGTGATCCTAATAAGTATTGTAGCCTGCTGCCACTGTAATTGTACCAGTGGCTGCCATTTCACTGGATCCCATTGATAAATAGATCGCAGCTGCGACTTGCAGCAATACTATATTCAGATAAACCTTGGTTGTCTCTATTCTGACCAACTTTTCCTATTGCTTTCAAACCGAAAGCTGCGTCTTGATTTGCCATAGTATTTGTCCTCCTTATGTGAGACATTCCACTCACGGGTTAGTTTATCCAGTGGTCTAGTAATCGTTAAAAAATTAACTTTTCTTTGAACCACCGAAGGTTACACGAGTCTGTCGATCAATATTGATCGGCATACTTGGGTGCTGTTCCTTCATAAGATCGTTGTCTACTGCTTCAACGTTGTCTTGAGCTTGTTTAACATAATAGTCAGTTCGTTGTTCTGCAATCTCTTCCGGTACCCTAGCCAGCACTAGGCCTCCTACTCCGATTACCCCTTTGTATTTGCCATCATCCACAATTGGAAAGTCTGAGTCTGGATATTCATCAGCTCTTACAAGCTCGTATCCGGATCTAATTCTTCCAGCGACGTTTTTAGTGTCTTGGAATCCCATAGATTCTACTCTGATCCATCTGTGTTTAAAACCTGTTGGTGCAGGGGGTGCATCTAAAGATGAAGGTGGAGTCCAAACTTTTTTCTTAGCTTCTTTTTCTCTTGTTTGACTCGCACGGGATGCTCTTTTGTCATTATTATTTTCCATATGCTTATGCCTCCTTCGTGATTTTTAATTGTTTCGCATATTCTTCTAGTGGCACACCTAATTTTTTAGCGATTGCTACCTGTGATGGATGTGAGTCTCACAGTTTTGCGACCAGTATTTGTACTTCGCTTCGCACTAGCTACTGTTTGTACGGGTTTGGTCGTTTCCCCTTTATCTGATCTATTTGTATCAAATTTGTGGGGGAATTCAAGTCTTATTCTTTTATCTATTTCAGAATAATACTCATCAGATTGAGGATCATAACCCTCTTGTTCTGTAAGTTTCTTATGTAGATCAAAAGCAGTATAAGTCATAGCTGTATCTTGACCAAACCAAGCATTTCTAGATGCCCATGTTTCAGCCTTAGGATCAGGTGTTCCTTGTGCTGCTTGTTGTCTATTTAAGTTTATTTCTGGTTGTTAACTTCTTTTCTTTGTTGATTTATATTCTTCTTGAGCAACTTTAGTTTCTTTAAATTTAGCTTTTTATAACCAAGTTCAGAAATTGCAGTTTGAGCTTCTACTTCAGCATTAATATCTCCAGCTTCTCTTGCTGCTGCAAGTTTTGCTTTTGCTGCTGCTAAACCATTAGTAATACTATCTTCAGCATTTTTTAAAAACTCAGGTTCGTATTTAGAGATTTTTGCTTCAGCTTCTTCTTTTGCTTTTATTTGTGATTGAGCATAAGTTAAAGCTTCATCTTTTTGTCTCTCAGCTTCTCTCCATTTATGTGTAAGTTTAGCTATTCTTCTTTGTACTCCATCAGAATATTTTTCTAATTCTTTTTCTTTATCGTCCTTTTCAGATCTTCTTTCTTTTCTTCTAGTTTAATTTCACGTTCATTTTCAAACGTTTTATCTTCAGAAGTTCTTTCTTCTACAACAGGTCTTACTGTTGGTTCTTCTTTTACTTCAGGTTGTTCAATTTCTGTTGAATTTTTTCTTCAGGAATCAACATCCATTCTGGACCCTGATGTATCTATATCGACTTTATTATTCTTCTACGTCTGGCATAGTTTATCTCCTTCTATGATTAATATTGATGAAGTATATCTTCAGGGTTTTCAATGGTTGCTAAAACTTCATCATCATTTAGCATTCTTATTTCCCCACCATCTATTTGGATTCTTGATCCAGCATATCTTGCAAAGATAACCCAATCACCTTTTTTACACCAAGGTCCTTCAGGAAATTTATCTTTGTCATAACAATGTGGACCCATTGCAAGAACTAAACCACAAGTAGATCCTACTTGTTGTCTTTCTAAAGTATCTTGTCCAAGATTAATCCACCTTTAGTTTTTTCCTTCATTTTAAAAGGAAGAACAACTAATCTCCATCCAGTTGGTTTAGGTAATTTATTTGATTCTTTTGTTTTAAGACGTTCGTAACCGTCTATTTCTTTTTGATTGTCTTCTTCGTATTTATTTAATAGTGCCGATTTAACTTTCGGGTCTTCCGAAGTCGACGACGTTTTCTGGTCTTTCAGTATCATTTTTTTGCTCCTTTGGTTCTAGCAGGTTAGAGATTTCCTGTGATATTTTTAAATAGGCATGTGCCTGTCCCATCATATACTTGTATTTTTCCATATTGTCAATAGCACCACCTATCATGGCATCTGCTATATCTTGATAAGACTCTTTAAGATGTTTTTGTACTTTATGAATTATTACTGTTTCTTCGTTTAACATTTTTCTTTCTCCTTTTGTTTAATAAATTTACTCTTGAATGCCAACACCATTCAGTCATTCTTATAGCACCTGTTTCAACAAATGCAATGGCATCATCTAAAAAACCAAAAAATCTATATACTAATCTATCTAGCATTTCCAACGTCTTCTAGCTTGTCTAATTCTAGAATTAGGATCATTTCTAGTTTTAGCAGAAGATCGTTTAAGTTGTCCAAGTGATCTTGCACAATATGACTTTCTACGTTTAGCAGCTGCTGAACCTTTCTTGACTTTACCAGTTACGGCTGTTTTTAATTTTGATCCAGGGTTCGCTGCTCTATAAGCTCTTACACCTTTAGCAGTCATACCAGCACCTGATTTTGTTGGTCTATAATTAGCACCTGGTTACCTGTAGTTGTTTTTCTAATAGGGTTTTCTTTTTTTCTCATTAGATTTTTTGCATCTCTGGGTTAGTTGATAAAATATTTTTTTCTGCTCTAGGTCTAGCAACAGAGTCTTTACTTCTTTTTCTAAGTTGAGCAATAGCAGATTCTTTTAATGCTTTTTCTTTTCTTAATTTTTTCTTTCATAAATCTTTTTCTAAATTCATTATGCAAATGTTTTTACGTTAGTTGGTTTACCGCCAGGATTACCTGCAGCTCTTTTTCGTTTGACAGCACTCGCCTTTTGCGACTTTGTCATCCGTGTGGCTTTTGCAAGTGGTACGCATTTTGGATATTTCCTCTTGCTCCCTTTGCTTCTCCCGCATGGTTGATACTTCCCGTTCTTCTTCGGTGCTCCAATGTCTACCCATTTCTCTGATACCCATTTTCTTAAACCACCTTCTGAATAATAAGAACGCACATTATTTTCTTTTTTGTGACCACCATTAGCTTTTTTTCGACTTCCTTTTTTACCACCTGGTGTAATTTTACCTGAACAAACTCCTGAACCATACATGTTAGCGTACGCCGAAGGATATACTTTAAATTTTCTTTTGGCAGCTGCTTTGCCTTTTGCACAAAGTTTAGCCATTATACTTTACCCATAGGTGATTTTTCTTTTTTCATCATTGATTTTTTTCTTTAATGCTTCTGGTAGTTTTTTGTGCTTTTTTTTCTTTTTACCATTATATTTAGACATTAAAATTTTCTTTTTTAATTCTGGTTTACCACCTTTTTTAAGTTTTTTGTGCTTTTTCTTTCCCTTGCAGTTAAGAGTTTTTTGATTTTTATTAGCACCTTTACTTTAGTTTTTGTTTCTAATATTTTCTCATTATTTTTTTCCTCCGTTTCTAAATATTTGTGTTCCCTTTATACCATAAATGCTCGCCACGACAAGGATCCAAAGATTTGTGAACCATGACGGGAGCTGCGAGAACATGTCAAAGAACAATTTTACCTTGTCCATCGCTGTTGGATCATCCGATACGACTGCCCAAGCGAGCACCAACACGGGCAAACTTAAATTATCAAAACCGCCTCGTCCTTCCAGTCCGATTGTCGGGCTTCTAAAAGTTTTCCCTGGTAAGCTTCTTCACCTTCGGCCATCTTAGTAGCATGCATGAGTTGTGCTTCTGACATTGCCATTTTAGTCTTTTGTTTGTTAGCGTAAATCTTACTTCCAGCAGATACGGCTAATTTAATTGCCGATAACCACATGTTAGATCCACTTAGCTTTTCTAGACTTCTCTTTTAGCATTCTTTTAGTTCCTCTTACTTCAACTTCTTCACCTTTAGCGATATAGTTGAAAGAACCATCAGCTGTAGTCTTAGATCTTGGGTCAATTTCAAGATTCATTTTGTCTTCTGACTTGATTTCAACAATTTTATCTAATTTTTCCATATTTTCTCCTTATTATTTTATTTTAACTGTTTTTTTAGTTTTTGTCACTAGCCTTTACGCATAATTGCAACATTTGGCATCATTGAATCAGAACTTGGTAGTGTTTTTGACTAAAACAGTCTTTTCAATTGATGTATCAGCTCTTAATTTTGCTAATTCTTCGTTTTGTTCAAGTTTTTCTTCTTGATTTTGTTGATTCATCATTGCTTTCATCTTATCAAGGTCCATTCTCTCTTAGCTTCTTTCTTTTTTCGTTGCATTTTCTTGTGCTCTAAGGTCTAATTCTCTTGCTCTTAGTTTTGCAATAGGATCATTGTCAAATTGTGAAGTAATTTTTTGTTCTTCCTTCATAAATTCTTCCATCATGTCTGCAATTAGTTGAGCTTTTCTTGCTTCAATCTTTTGAGTCATCTGCATAACTGCATTTGTATCTGTTGAGCCATAGCTGGGTTCTGTTGTGCCATTTGCATTTGCATCTGTTGTAGTTGTTGCATCTCATCTCTGTACTCTAATTCAACTTGTTCTTGAGCCATTAAACTAATATGTTCAAAAATATTTTTTTCTAATGCACCCATAACCATTGGATTATTTCTAGCCATGTTAGTTGCCATAAAATTTAAGTGTGAAGTCTATGTGTGCTCTATGATCTTGACCAGGAAAAGCTTGAAAAGGTTTCCACCTATTGCATCAATGTGTTCTAATGCAGGATCTTTTGGCATTGGGTTGTTGGGTGGAGGTAAAACTTGCATTGATATATTTTTACACCTAATGCTTCATACATATCTATATGCTTGATACAAATTATGCATTTGTGGATTTGATTGTGCCAGTTGTAATTCCGTTTGCGCCATAGAAATTCTTTGTGTTTGAGAAAAAATATTTGGATCAGCAACTGGTAATATATCTACCTTATCATCAAAGTCTGTTGTTTAATTTCTTTGTCCACCCAACTACATCATAAGGATATTCTTGTGGTAGATATAAGTTTTAAATACTCTGCTAATAATTTAAATTCATTTTTAAGCCAACATAAATCTTTTGTGAATCGCTGACATAACTCTAGAACCACGTTCTAAGAAGAGCAACTGTAGTTCCAACTGCTGCTTGTTGATTCCATCACCAACTTGTATGTCTGCAATTGATGCAAATCTTTGACCTGCATTAACTACAACTCCCATTAATTGTAATAAAGTTGTCTGGTTCTTTAAATGGTAATTCATAAACTGATCTTTAATATTTCCACCAGGTGCATCTACATCTCTAAACTCACCAGGTTGAATTGATTGTGCATCATCTCTAATTCTAATACCTCTTTGTTTAAATCCTGCTGGTAAGTTAGATAAAGTTCCTGCATCTAATAATTGTCTTAAGTGCAGCTTGTTGCAGTTCTAGATAAACCACCAATCATATGAATTAAACCAAAACCATAAAAACCTAGTTCCTGGTAAAAATTTAAAATGTACAAAATATTTTATTTTTTTTTTAATGGATCTTCTGCTTCATAGTTTCTTCTAATAGATAAAATTTCTCTACCCTTCTTCTTCAAAGTTACAATGTAAGGAAGTTTAATTCCTGTTGGTTCACCATCTCTGGATCCATATCTTCAAAACCTTCTAAATCTAAATCAGTATGACATTTCTAAAATGTATTGACATCTTCTTCTTTCTTTAGAATTCCTTCTAGTTCTCTTTCTTTTTTTTCAACTTCAGATTTTCTGTAACCAGGTTTTCCTAATTCTATGTCTCTATAAAAACCAGAACTTGTTGTTTTCTTAAATCATTTTCTGAAATTTTAATTACGATGAATAATTGCTTCTGCATCTTCTAATGAGGTTGCAGTGTACGGAACAACTAAATCATCTGCTGGTACAAATTTTGAAACGGCTCTACCTAAAAGATCATCATAATAAACTTTCTTAAAAGCAGAACCTGCTAAGAGGGAGATAAAAAAGCATTTGATCAAACTCTGGTTCATACTCTTTCATCTTTTCCATGATTTGATAATTCATAAAATCTTTAACTCTGTTAGATTGTGTCTTTTTTTGGCTGTATCAAATCCCTATTATTTGAGTTCTAACTGGACCATCTGCTGGTAATAATTCTTTGTAAGCTTGCGCTTGAAATTGTGTAACCGCTTCAGCAAGAACAGGGTGAGTTGCACCACTTGCTCCTTGAAAAGGTTCTGTTCTTTTTCGTATTTAAAACCTAAAAGATCTAAACCTTTTCTATAAGTATCTTCCCAATCTTTTCTTGAAGAAGTGTCAGGTCTTACGCTTGCTTCATTATAAGTCACGCCTCCGGTCTCAGGGTCTACTTCTAATTCTATTTCATTTCTTTGTAACCATATCTCCTCCTGTCATCTACTTTTTAATTGTTGTTTTATTACCTTGTTGTGTAACAACATAATCATCTGCTCTATATTGGTCAGCAAATTCATCTGCTCTATTACCTGTAAAGTTTTTCTTTCCAAAGGTCACAACTTTAGTAACCAGGTCTCCAAGAAATTCAGGAATACCATCAGCACTTCTTTTGACTACTTCTACAACTTTAGGTGCAGCAACCATTGCAGGTTTTAAAAACTTACCTACGATTGGTATAGATGCAATACCTCCAGCAATCTTCATAAACTTTCTTCTTGAAGGATCATCTGGTCCATCTGCAAAACCCATACGTCCACCTGCCGCCATATATTGTGTTGGTATTTCTTGACCTGCAAATCTTTTACCTGTTATTAAATCTTTTAAACCACTCATACTAATAGCTCTTGCTTTAGCAATTTTTGCTTCTTGTGATTCTCTTTCAAGTTTTCTTCTAGCTTTAGCAGCTTCAAATTTTTCTTCTGCTTCTTCTCTAGTTAAATCTGATTTAACTTTTGGAGTTTCAAAATCACTATCTAACATTGATTCGTCTTGAGCAATTTGATCAGCCATCTCAGCTTGTTTAACAACAGATCTTGCTTCTCTTTCTTCAGGAGATAGAGCCATTAAATCTTTTGCAGAACCAATTAGATTAGTTCCAATCAAACCATACTCTAAAGCTTCGGCAACAGGTTTCCCTGCTTTCAATGCTTCGTAAGTATCATCAACTGCAATGTAAGTTCCAAGTGGACCTAATGCTTTTAAACCTAATTTAAAATATTTTTTCTTTGCAATATCATCAGGAATGTTTTTTATTCCTTGTGCTATTTCATTACCAATTTTTTCTAAACCAGGAATTAATGATGCTTTTAATTTTGGAGCGTTTGCAACTTGTTCACGTATAACTCCAGTTTTTGTATCTCTAAGTGGAATTCCTTTTTTCTTTCCGCCAATAGATTTTTTGTAGTCTGTTCCAACTTCTTCTATATCAAAAATTTGTCGACCTTCATTATCAAAAGTATCTAAAACAGGAGTAAGTTTATTAAAACCAATTAGTCCTTTATATTTTTTAGGTAATTCTTTTTCTGCTTGTTTAACATAATCTGCTAATTCTTTATTTATCTCATCTAATCTTTTTAATGAACCTTCTATCATTAAAATCTAATTTCATAGACTCATCTGAACTAATTTATTCATTGGTTTATCATACTTAGACATTTTAGCATTCATTTCTTTCACTAACTAATTGCTAATGTCTCTATTAGTCATATCCTATACTACTTCCTAAAGGAAGCATATGTGTGAGCTACGATATCCTTTGGGTGCTTTATAAGCTATATCTCTTCCTTGAGCATCTGCTTACATATTGCAGCTCTTCTTTTTGCATCTTTATGCATAATCTTTAGTCCAGGATACTATTTTGGATATTTCTTTTTTTTTTTCTAAAATAGCATCTATTAAAAACTTTTGTGCTTTTCTATGTGCAATATTTTTCAGTAGAACCTTGTCTTGTTTTTAATCTCCTTTACACCGGCGATTTCATTTACCATCTATTTTTTTCGTTGATAATATCAAAGCCACCTTCTTCTCTGATTGTTTCTAGAGTTCCATCTCCTCTATCTTTCAGATATGTAATATTTTTTATATTTTCTTCAAAGATTCAATTCGGGTAGTTCTTTTAATACCTTTACCATAAAGATTCTCTTTTTTTATCTAAGATTAGTTAAGTTTGTTCCTTCCATAGCAAAACTTTCTCTTGTTTCTGCAGCAGGACGAGTCAGATACGACATCATCTGTTCGTATTCACCAATCTTCATTATAGTCCCATCAAGTAGTTTAGGCCGCCTTGTGCATTTTTACGTCTAGATGTGTTTTTAAATGTTTCAATAATATCGTCTGGATTCATTCCTCTTTCTAACATTTTATAAGACTCTTCTAAAGTTGCAATTACTTCAGCTTTTCTTTGAGGATTATCATCAACTAAAATTCTATTTAATAACTCTTCATCTAATCCGGGAAACCTTTGTTTAAGTTCAAATCGTTCCACCATTTGAGGAGCCAGCTTTCTAACTTCATCTACATCAATAACATCTTCTGATGATTCGACATTTGGATTTCTAGTTTCAAAGTCATCAAATGCTTGTACATCTTTAGGTCTATCCATTTCATCAGCAGTCTTCACTGTGTCTTTACCAAATTTTTTATTTAAAGCTTGTACTAATTTTTGAATACCTTTTGGTAAAGTACCAAACGCATAACCTATTCTGCCACCCATAGCTTTTTTAACTCTAGCTACTTCATCAAAAACTCTTTCATAGAAATCTACAGTCTCATCTATATCAACACCTTCATCTCTAGCGTTTGATTTAATTTTTGCAAGTGTAGTTGTAAAGTCATCTGATTTAGTTCCTGAGTACATAATGTTTGTAAGTAGATCATCATCAATACCTTGTTCTAATAAGTCATCAAACATATTAGATCTAACAACTGCACCCATATCTACATCTTGAAATACACCTGTACCTGCGTCTTCAACTAAGTCTGCTATAAATAATTTTTGTCTTGTAGATTTTGCACCTAACTTATCAATGAAGCCTTTAGCTTTATTTAATTTTCTTGCATTCTCTTCCATGGTAAATGCAGACATTTCATCTTCAGTTACAAATGGTCTATCTAAATCAGCTTGTCTTTGACTCGGTGATTCTTTTACCATCTTGCCTCTCTTATCCATTCCAGGTTTAAATACAGCTTCAACGACTTCACCAGATTTAATTCCTGGAGCCTGACTCATGATGCCTTGCTCTTTAATTTAGCAAATTTTCTGGATCAAAATAGAAATGTTATCACCTTGAGATTTAATCTTTCCTTCAGCTTCTGCTTTAAGCATTTGGTTTTCAATTATATCCATATGCTTCTTCAAGTGTTTTATAAATTTTATACTTTTGGATTTTTTTGATGAACTCAGCCATTAATAATATGTCCTTTGTTGTTGTGGCGTTCTTCATCCTGATAGTCTTCAGGGTGTTGAATCAAACCACCTTGTCTAAATCTCATAACAGCTTGGGTCATGGAATCCACTAAATCATCGTGATCTCCATATGGAAATGGCTGCACATTCTTCAATAACTTCCTGTGCAAAGTCCATATCTTTGGGCGCCCATATTCTCCCTGACTCAAACAGCGGAGAGACACTGTTAACCCTCGTATGTTTATCGTTACCTTTAGAGGGTGTGAAGTTTATAACAGGTATCCCCATTTTCCGCAACTCATAAGTTAGTGGCAGTCCAGATGCTTTAGACTCAATGATTACTGTCTCAGGCTTCCAATATCCATATTGTTCCATGCTTCTACGTAAGTTCAGGAAACTCATATCTATCTTTAATTGCATCTAATAATATCAAACAGGTGTCCACTGTCTTCAGTTTGGTGTAAACACACCCCAGGTAGTAATAGCAGAATAGTCGGCAGTTTGTTTTTTCATAAATGCTGTATCATAAGATTGAATAACATGTTCTAGCGGTGGTAAATCTTTTTCCCAATCTTGCCACCATTCTCTTTTAATTATGGCACCTTCTTCACCGGTTGGGTTTTGCATGTATTGTGCATTCCATTTTGACCAAGAGGGATAGATGCTTTGACCGCTTCTAAATCCTTCAAGTTCCAGTATTCAGGCCACAGGGGTTTTTTGTTGGTAGGATTGCAGGGAACTCAATTACTTCCCATTGATCTGCTTTAGGTTCTTTTTGTGCTTTAATAAACCTGTGCTAAATCTTTTTCATTCCATCTTGTCATTACAATTACAATTGTTCCACCAGGTTGAAGACGTTGACGTGGACCAGATGTATACCATTCATAAGTTCTATCTAACGCTTGAGCATTCATTGCATCTTGTTCAGTATGTGGGTCATCAATAATCAAGAGATCCGCACCACGACCAGTAATTGCAGAACCAACACCAGCAGCATAGTATTCACCACCTTGTTGGTTTCCCATTTACCAGCAGCTTGACTATCTTCTTTAAGTCTTGTTTGAAAAACTTCTTTGTATTCTGGAGAATCCATTAAGTTGTTTTGCTTTACGACCAAACCTTACAGATAATTCAGTTGTGTTAGTTGATTGAATAATTTTTAATTTAGGATTACGACCTACCATCCAAGCAGGTAATAAATAAGATGCAAACTCAGACTTTGTATGTCTAGGTGCCATATTAATAATTACACGTTTAACTTTACCTTTTGCAATATCATTAAATTTTTTAGCAACTTGTTTGTGATGTGATCCTTCAATAAAATCTGGCCAGACGTGTTTTACAAAAGCCATAAAGTCATCTTTAATATCAGCTTCTTTTTTCTTGTCTTTCCATTTAGCCATATACAAAGCTAATTGTCTTTTTACATCAGGTGGTAATTTCTCAAACTTTTTTAACTTATCTATATCCATAACTCATTCGAAAAAATTTTCTAAAAAATTTTTACAGCTTTAATTTAAAAAGTCCAAAAGTATTTTAAGCCTTTAAGTGTATAAAACTCGCAATAAATGCATAACTCTGGGACCCCTTTATATACATATCTATATATTAATAATAAAAAAAGTTCAAATTTAGGAAGAGCGCCCTGGTACCTCTATTGAGGGACCAGGGCAAGAAAGGTTGGTTCTAGTCTAGTAGAACCATATATGCTTCAGCATTATGTTGTCTGAAACCAATTTATATCCGCTCGGACTTTGTCCCAAACTTTGACGCACCGTCGAAACCTTTTTCTTTGTCCTCTAGTGTTGCGGCTAACTCGTTGATGAATAGTCTATCATGTTTGATAGCTCTTCTTTTGTAAGCATGATAGACTCGCCATTAAATCTATTCTTACGTTTTTCTGTTCGTTCTAGTTCCATGCTGACCTCCACTACTCCACCGTTGGTTGCTTTGTTAAGTGCCTCAAGATACTCAGTCTCAGTTAACTTTAATACTTCTAAACAAAACATATGCTTAGTTCCCTGGTCTGCGCCTGGACTGTTAACAAGTACTCTGGCACCTGGTCCAATAGTTCTTGTCGCTTTGCGCCACCTGGTAAGTATTCTGCTTTAATTGTTTTTGTCATATATTCCTTTCTGTTAATAGGATAATCCTACTCTACAATCTGTCCATTGTCAACCCTTTGAATAGAATATTCTGGACCCCACCTAGACTCATCGTTCTTGACCTTGGCATAACCTTGGCTCTCTCGTCTGTGTCTGATAAACTCAATCGGTCGACCATGTTCAATGTTTTCCATGTTAACTGATAACCAATCAAACTTACATGATTGACTACAGAAATAAACATCTGAACCATTTGGAGTCCAACCCCATTGATTAGGTGTTCTATCTCATATGTTAGCATATGCATATCGTCCACGAATTACACCACGCGATTTTAGAAATCTATCTGTTGTAACTTGTTCATGACATCTTGGTCCTTGGCAAAAATGTTTATTTGGCATTCCAACTCCTTTTCATTCTTCTCATTTCTGAGTGAAGTTCTTGCATGTGCATTGCACTACAACTATTAATTCCAATCAATTAATTCTTGACGCATGGATATTTGTTCTTCGTAGGCTTTCGCCTTAACCTTGCTTATTACTTCTAGATGTTCTTCGTTTTGTTGTTTATAATAGTCCTTTCTCCTTAATGTTAAATACATGCCACCGAATAACATTAGTAATCCAACGTCTAAATGTATGTTAATCCTAACATTCATAAATGTTCTTCGTTTTGTTGTGCCATTAGTACCTCACTTTCCAACTGTCTTTGGCAGTTCTATATCCTTGTTTATCTAAATCAAAATAAGTGATTAATGCAGTACCAACTTTACTAGTCCAATATCTGCACTTGTCATCAAACTTACCAAATCTAGTTATGTGTTTTTTATCTTTGTTAGAATAATATGTTATTCTAAATGTTTTATCTTTTATCATATATACCTTTCTAGTTATTAGGACTATCCTATTACAGATAGTCCTAATTGTCAAACTTTAATTTATACTTTCTTCGTATTTTTTTCTAGCCAATATCTTCGCCTCTCTTGATTGATGTTTATTCTTCATACCTTTAATCATACTAGCCAAGTTGCTAGGATTGTAGATAGTCAAACCTGTTGAGTTAGTTCTAATTAACTCTGCCTCATCAACTTGTATTCCAAGTTCAGTTGCAAGTTCAATACCCTCTGAAAGATATCTGTATGCTTTCAATCCAATCTTTAACTGATCGCATTGTTTTTGAATTGTATCAATCCATGTTTGGTGTTTAGATACTAGATTACCTTTTGCAATTCGCCAATTTCAAATTGTTCATACTCATCTTTAGTACATGCGATTGCTCTTGATCTGCAATAAGATGTTCCAATTACATCAAGATAGTATTGGTCATTAAAAGTTTTTGCCATACCTGTATCATCACTATTACTATAATATTACCACCATATGCCAAGTGCTTTCATACACTCGTCAACATGTTTTGTTTTGTGTGGGTTATCTTTGTTCTCTTTTGTTGTGCATAGATATCTGGGTTGCAATCCATAGCTTTTAAATCTTCTCTAAAATATGCAACTGCAAACTTTTTACCCTCATCACTACTATACTCACTACCATTTAGATTACCAAACAAACCAAAATCAAAATGTGATTTAGTTTCTTTAGTTCGCCCTCATCATCTAACATCTTCATTGAGTGTGCAAAGTAAAAACATTTATCTTTTGCAACAACATCACAAGGTTGACCATATTTCTTTTTGAAAGTTCGCAACACAGCAACATCTTCTGGTGGATATGCTCTTTCAACAACTTGCTTTGCAAGTTTGTGTGCATACATATATTGTTGATCAACACTTCTCTTGCTTGAAGAAATGCCTCTCGTTCTTGAGTGTCCTCATTCTCAAAGACATTTTTTATTTTATTAAAGAGTTTGTTTCGCAACTCTGTATTCATTCTTATTTTTGTCATTTTGACCTTTCTGTTAATTAATTTTTATTTTTTTGTTTTACTACTTGACAATAGGATTGTCAAGGATTATATATTAATTATGTTTTTTATTTGTTTATGTTCTCTAAACAAGTAGAGATGATTAGCACTCTGGAAGAGAGCCATTGAGTGCTACTGATCCCTGATCCAATGGATAGAGTGCACAACATTCAGAATGCTATTAGAACTGGATTGCAATTGGATCTGGGATCAGTCATTATTGACTGTGGAGATAAACACTATAACACGGTGGGCGCTAAAGGATTCCCGAATGTTGACTGAAAAATGGCCGTCAACCCCCCGCGTAGCATAGTGACTGATCATTATTTGCTGGACCATTTGCATGATGCTGTTAGGCCTGTTGCAAGCTGTTAAAATAAAGCAGCCGGCCTCAACTCAGGGTCCTGCTAATAATAGTATCAGTAAGAGTACACCAGCGTCCAAATCTTGCCTCTGGCATTTCCCTGTACGTTAGCGATGATCCGCAAGGTAGCAATGTGTGTAACACCATGGTGCGCCGAGTTCCCTGATCAGGAGGCGCAACGGGTATATGATAAAAGCCACAAGCTCCAAGCAGCAAGCGCTTGACAGCTGGGTCAGGATAGTATAGGATACAATTGAAAGGAATAATTATGAAAATAAAAATATATGAAGCTGGTGAACAGCTAAACAGAATAGCAAACGCCCTGGAAGAATCCGAGACTGGTGAAGCTGGATCAAGAGAGATGGCGAAACGCTTCCCGGAACCTGAGACGGATGGAAGAGTGGAAGCATGACTGATAAAGAAAAAAAACTTGCAGCTGGTGAAGCATGTGCTGCCAGGCTGACGAAGACTGTCCAGCCGAATACAGGACTGAGCATTTTAGATCCACGATGGATGATGCCTATGACTACCTGAAAGAGATTGGATACGAGAATTAAAAATAACTCACCCATTATTTCTTGCGGCCGCATCAGGAGCTGCCGCAAGGTTACCTGGACCATTGCCGGAAATTTTTTAAAGAGTTGAGCGTCAAGCAACAAGCCTCAAGCGTCAAGCCTCAAGCTTTTAAGTTGCATAAACCAGGGACCCGTGTTAAAAATAGATTCAACAGAAAGATATAATTATGAAAATAAAAGAAGCATTAAAAATAACAGACTCATTTACAAGAACAAGCAAGATGCCCGGCCTGAGCTACAGCCTGCCAGCATGGGCATGTCAAACTGGCGCGAAGCTTAGGAAGGTCAAGACTTCACCGTGTTTCGGCTGTTATGCTATGAAAAATAATTACGTACGTTACCCAGCAATCAAAGCAGCTCAGTATAGAAGACTGGACGCAATCAATCACCCGCTATGGGTGGAGGCTATGTCTACAAAAATACGTGGCCAAAAATGGTTTAGATGGCATGACGCCGGCGATGTACAGAGCAGCGAGCATATGCAAAAAATTATTGAAGTGTGTAAGCTCACACCAAACACCAAACACTGGCTGCCAACGCAAGAGCGGCAATACCTGCCAGCACCTGAAGAGGTTCCAGAAAATTTAATTATAAGATTATCAAGATCAAAAGTCGATGGACCAGCAGGGAATGCCTGGACCCATGACTCAGGCGTCACGACTCAAGAAGGACAGCGGACTTGTCCAGCACCTGATCAGGGCGGCGCTTGTAAAGATTGTCGAGCATGCTGGAATAAAGATATTAAATCTGTTATATACGGTAAACATTAATGCACGTATTCAAACATCCTAAATATTACGAAGAGATGCGCCAGCGCGCGAAAAAATTTCAGAGAGAAGAGAAGCTCAAGCAGCAAGCGTCAAGCACCAAGCCACAAGCTTCAAGCGACAAGCCTCAAGCACCAAGCGATTCAAAAACCTTGGAGCAGGATTCATAACCTACGCTGCAAGCCTCAAGCGTCAAGCCACAAGCAGCAAGCTCTCTTATATCTTTTCCCTCATAAAGTTTTGGAAGCATGGAACAGGCATCAAGAACTAAGATAAAAGTATTGCGTGGATGTTTCACGTGGAACGCAATTTGGTGTGGAGAAAATGTGATCTTGTTTGTTTTTGTATATTTCAGTTCAACAGTGAAAAAGACGCCGTTATTATTATAACCCAATAGATCGGGAGTACCAGGAACGCTAAGATTTTCAATCCTAATCCAGGATATTTGAGTAATATTTTTCTTAACATTTCCATAAAATTTAGTCTCCGGTTTCACTGATTTTTTAGGTTAACAGGTGCGTTATACTTTTTTGATAACGTCGCCCATTCTCCACGTTTCTGGCTTGATAGTCATAACAAGTCGGTGAGTTTCTCTGGCTCCCAATAGTTTATTTTCCATCAGTTGTAAAGAAGTAATATCAAAATGTTGTCCATCAGGAAGACGAACTTGGACTCTAGCCTCTTGGGCTACCGGTGACTTTAACATTTTATCTAGTGTCTGTCTTAATGCTTTTCCACTCAACATAAGTTGCTTTTATATCATTGTTGTGTTAAAAAGCAATACTATGAAAAAAGAAAAATGGGATGGTAGATCAAGACCTTCTGATGATTTGTATAGACAAGAATGGAATAGAATATTTAATCCAGTAGCAAAAGAAGTAAGAACTCCACAATATAAATCACAAACAGTAAAACCCAAAAAGGGAAAAGGAAGTTTTAAGAGGAAGAAATGGGATTACCAAAGAAATTAACTGAACAACAAATTAAATTTGCCAATCTACTAATATCTGAACAAGGTAGAATGACAGCTACAGCTTGTGCTATTGAAGCAGGTTATGCAAAAGACTCAGCTAGACAGGCTGCAAGTAAATTACAGAATCCAAAATTATTTCCATTGGTGGTCCAGTATATTGGTGAGTTAAGAGAAGAGTGGCAAAAGCAATACGAAGTCACATTCGGCAATCACATATCAGAATTAGGTAAACTTAGAGATGAGGCTAGAGATAAGAAAGCTTGGTCAGCTGCAGTCAACGCTGAAGTAGCTAGAGGTAAAGCTGCAGGTTTATATATTGAACAGAAGATTATCCGTACTGGTAAATTAGAAGACTTATCGACAGAAGAATTAGAATCACGGATGAAACAAATAATTGACGACTATTCTCCGATTCTAGAGGGAGTTGAATTCGAAGAATTAAAAGAAAAAGTGAAAGAATCACCAAAGAAGCAAAAAGAATCAAACTAATTTATTTTTTTTATAGACTCAATCACAGAAGTTGGAATCATAGTTGTATTTCCAATACTATCAAACGTAGGCTTATCTTTAGATTTAATATAATCAGTAAATATTCTAGTTATTCCATTTTTTTGGCTAACAAGATATCCTTTAGAAACACACACCGGTAATTTTTCTTTGTTCAAATCTTTTGTGGTACTCCAGCCGGCATCACCTTCGATATCAAGCCATTCTATTTCTACAAATGGATAAGCTGATATGTCATTACCTAATGACTTTAGATTCAATGGAATAATTTTTTTATTTTTTCGTTTACGTCTCATATTAATTTCTCCCTAAGAGCAAAAAATGAAATTATGTTATAACACATTTTACATAAAAAGTTTGTCTTATTGGGATTTTGAACCATCTTGGTAGTAGCAGGTAGTAGCCAGGTAGTAGACGTTTTACTACCAAAATTGCTTAAATAAGCTATGTATACCAACAAAAACTTGTTCAGGTAGTAAGGTAGTAGACATTTCTCATCTTTTTTCAAAAAAATTTTTTTCAAAAAAAGTTTAAAACCTATTAGGGGCAATCCCTGATGCCTGATTCCTGCCACATTATTCATGATTTTTGGCTAATTTACTACGTTTTTCGTAATATAGGTCAACACGCTTTAACCATTCCCACATAAACTTTTGAAACTGGGTTCCGGATACAGTGAATTTCTGAAAGTAATTATCTTTAGTACACATTAGAATAGTTCCAGACTGTATCTTGGTACCATAGACCTGGTTATGAGCTGTAGCATATGCTGCAAGTTGTAAAAAATAGTCATCAATCCATTCTCTTCTTTTAGGCTTGTTAGATTGTTTAAAGTCCATTATACTTTCGCGTCCTTCATACACACCAGCGAGATCACTAGCACCGGCGTACAGGCCTGGATAATGTAAACATATTTCCGTACCCCATATTTCCTCCATATAGCCCTTTAGACCCTCATCTATTATAGTTTGTGCCATCTTATCAGCTTGTTGGCCTAAATCAGTCAAATCCATGTGTCTTTCGTCCAGCAAATAGCATTCAATCAGCTTATGCATGATTGATCCACGGTTGGCTGCTTCATTCTTAATATTCTCAGCAGACTCAGCTCCGACTCTTTGTTTCCATTTATCTAAACTTGCCTTTTTTTCGTCACTTTGTGTAGCCTGCAGTATAGGTCGTAACAGATGGTAATTTTTCATCACTAATCAAATAATGACGCTCACCTTCTATCGCCTCTCTTATAGTTTGAGGGTATTTAAACTTTTTATTCCAAATCAATTGACTGTCTCCTTTTCTTTTAAACCATGATATATTTCATACCAGGCCTTACAATGTTCGTTCATACATTCATACATACTAACAATTAAATACTGTTCATCATCCTCTGTATCAAAGTCGTTGTTCCATCTTAGATCATCACCACAATGAAAACACTTCATTTTTTTAACCACCTTTGTCTAAGGTCTTCATTTTTTTTAAAATTTATTTTACCAAAAGTCCATTTCATGTTTGCACAAAATTCACCATAATTTATAAGTCTATTCATTTTTTCAATCTTTCTTTTAACTTTAATTATGGGTTGATATATTTTAGAAAACAAATGTGTTTTAGCCATTTGACAACAAATCAAATCCCAACAAGGCGCTTCATTGTAAGGTCTATCTTTCCACATGGTTTTAGGAACTATTTTAAATGTATGTTTATTGTTGCCCCTGTTAAAAATACGATTCATTAACCTTTTAACGTATCGTAAAACTTTTAAGTTGGTGCTAGTAAAACTTATTCTAGATGAAAAATTATAATTTTTAGATTTTTTATTATATCTAGGAGAAAAAGTAATACATCCTTCAGCATCGAAGTATCCAGCCAACCAAGCTAATTGATTATTACTAACATTTAAAATAGCATATCTGTAATCAGGTTTTTTTATAATTTCTATATCCTGTTCTTTCATAACCTTTTTTATAACATCTCTTTTTTCTATTAGAGAAGGATAAATTTTTTGTATAAAATGTTTATAATTTTTACCACAAACTGACACCACATATTTTTGTTTATGTTTCTTTTTTCCTTTTTTACATTTACCAATTTTAACATCATATAAGTTAGCTAATTCTTTTATTATATTTTTGTCAATTAAACTTAGTTGATAGTAAGGATATTTACCTTTGTTAATTTTAAAAGAACCATCGCCATCAGCCATGCCTGCATGATAAGCCCAAAAACTTTCACTAACTTGATCATCTATTAAATCATATTTATTATTCATAATTTAAAAGCCTGTAGTGCATTTTGTTTTTCTTCAGCCTCAACTATTTTAGCGAGTTGCTTATCAATCTCTTCTAAATGTTGTGGGTGCTCACCAATACCTACAGAATTCTCTAGGTATATTTGTATAGTTGCATCAGCTTCAGCTATATCAGCCTCGTATTTCTTCTCGAGTGCTTCCAACATTGCTCTTCTCATCTTTAACTCCTTCTTTTTCTTTTAGTTTACTTTCTAATACCTCAATCTCACCATTTAGTTTTTTAATAATTTGATTAAGTTCTTTAACAAGTTTAGTTTCAAGTATTAATCGTTCTGTACTCATTGTTATTTCCCCTTGTGAATTACAACTCGGACACTGCTGTATGATTTCCACTGGATTCTCGATTGATTCCTTTACTTTGATATAACCGTTTCCATGGCATCTCTGGCATATTGTCTTTGTCATAGTTTTTCTCCATATCATCTAAAGTTTTAATTACTTTCTTTCTAACCAAATTGTGATCTAGCTCTGCATATTCACATACTTTAGCAAAATCACTATTAGGTAAAGTTACATAATCTAATTCATGAAATCTTCGTTTAGCATAAAACTCACTAAATTTAATTATATTAGACTTCACTTTAATTGCGTCAGATATTGCAACTATTAATACATTTCTCCATAAATTTCTAACAGGATCAAATGTATCAAACTCTTTAAGCGTCCTTGTTCCGTAGTCTGCCATTTAATTTTCTCACTTTCTCATTGATTAATATGTCTAAAGCTTTTGCTCTAGATACTTCTACTTCAGGTACTACTACGCGCCTGATCTTATCTAATTTGTCACAACTCGCATGTGAGAGTGCAACCGATTTATATTTACTTACGTCAGTCATTATTATATCCTTTCATTATTTATAAAATAATAATATAGGATTCTTATATCTTTTTACAAGGTTGTCAATGAAGTTTTTTTTAACAATATACATATGTTCAGTGGTCAATCAGAACTGCGCTGAAGTGCCGGTTAAAGACCATGA